TATAGTACAACGTGATTCAAGTTCTAAGGACGTAAAAGCTAAAGAACTTTTGTTATTCAAAAAGATTTACAATGAACGACCACCCTACTGTGAATGGTGCAAAACACCAATTGAAGTATTCCATATAGTTAATTACCATCACTTAAAAACAAAAGGAGCGCATCCTGAATTACGATTAGAAGAAAGTAACGTAGTTAAGATTTGTAAGCAGTGCCACATAAAAGAACATAGTTTTAAACCTGAACATTAATGATACGACAAATCACAATCCCCATTGAACATGAAGTTTACATGGACGAAGTACTCAAAGAAATGGAGTTAACATGCGAAAAGAAACCATTATCTAGTAGTGCTTACTATCCTGAACCTGACCTAAATAAGAAAAGTAAGTCTTACCTATTGTACGATATTAAGGTCAATGAAACTTTAGCTTATGTAATTGGGATGAAGGTAGAACGCAAAAAGATTGAAAGTTTAAACGCAAAAAACATATTATGAAAACAAGGAAGGAACAACTAGAAATTGAATTGGCATTTGAAAACGGAGCTAAGATTGAAAATAGGTCAGCTAACTTTCATGGTGAAGAATGGGCATACACCAATAGCCCCTCTTTTAGTTGGGAAAATACTGATTACCGTATCAAAGAAGAACAGCAAAGAGTCCCATTTGATTGGACAGATGCTTTCAATTTGTTAGGTAGAAAGTTTATGTTGATAAATAGCCAGTTGTTTTATTCGTTATGTACGGATGTTGACGAATGGGGTGTTTATTTTGGCGAACATTATTTCAAGTATGGGCAATTATTAGAGGAGTACGAAATATGGAACGACCTATTAAAAGTTTGGGAGGAATGTAGTAAGGTAAAATAGTATTGCTTAAAGGCTCTAGCTTAATCGTTAGAGCCTTATTTTTGAAATAGTTTTGCCTATAATGAGAAATTGGAGATAGCATACATAATCTGATTATCTTGTTTAATCATGCCTATTTCTATTCCTTGCGTTAAGAATTGCTCAATCTTGGTAATATTCTTTAAATCAATTGCAGATGCAAGATTTCGCATCCCAGTTAAATGTTTACCAAATACCTTTTCGTTTATTGCAATTGAGTATTTTTTATAATCAGGATTTTGAACAACTTTAGAAATAGCCTTATTCATTGGCTTAAAATTATCCCCTGCTTCTATCCTGTCAAATATTAGGCTATCAGTGATAAAAGAAATTACTTTAGCATAAATCATTGGATTTAATTCTAATGCAATAGCTACCCAAATATAAGGGTCGCACATAACCATTTTAGTCGAACCTTTGCCAGTTGTTTTCCAAACCTGCAACCCTTTTAAAACCTTTGTAATTCCCTCTGTTTTACACATTTCTATAAAAGTAGATAATTCTATTTTTATGATTTCCTTGTCTTTCAGTACATAATAAAGCCTTTCAACCATTTTTGCCGATTGCATTAAAGAAGCAATATTTATCTCACTCCATCCATATTGCCATCTTGCTTTCTCATATGCCTTTTGAAGTTCAGACAATGAAAGGAATCCATTTTTTGTTTCTTGCTTGATAACTATACCAAATAAATCCCTGTCTTTACTTTTCATTATTATATTAGTTTCCATTTTGTATTTATTATTTTATAAAGTTACTAAATATATTTTATACGGAAATGTTTTTAGATTTAAAAAGTATTGCTATATTTGCAATGTGATTGCTCGCAACAATCGAAGATATTGCCGAAAAGTGAAGACCAACGGTAATTTTCCTAAAGCCTAGATGTTGCGAGCGTCTGGGCTTTTCTGTTTAGTAGCCGTTCTATTGAGTAGCGATAGATTAACAACACTTTAGCTCAAAAGGTTATTGGATCATGTACTTTGCTTATTTATCAAACACGAATAGGCGAGTCAATTACTTTTCTGGAAGCTTTTCTTTCTTTTCTTTTATTTCTTAAACTTGTTTCTTTTCATTTTCTTTCTTTAGGAATGTTTAGAACACACAAAAAAAGACTAACAACAAAATAATTAATAATTTGTATATTTGTGTATTAAGAATCAGTTATGGCAGCAACGAAAGGTAACGACTTTTGGAAAGCACGTACTAAGCATGGAAGGGATAAAATATTTAGCGATGGCACAACCTTTTGGGATGCTGCTTGTGAATACTTTCAATGGTGCATAGATAATCCAATAGTAGAAGAATCAAATATGATTGTTGGTATTGGTGGTGGTGCTTCTAAGGTTGAAAAGGTAGAAAGAAACAAACCTAGAGTATTTACTATACATGGTCTTTGTCATTTTTTAGACGTAAATTCAGATTATATCACTGATTTGAAGGATAGTTTGAAAGATAAAGAAGACGAACACTCTAGAGATTTTTCACGTTTGCTTACACGTGCGCAAGAAACTATTTACAATCAGAAGTTTACAGGGGCAGCAGTTGGAGACTTTAACGCTTCAGTGATGACTAGAGATTTAGGATTGACCGATAAGAAAGAAGTAGACGCTTCTGTTAAAATGGATAAAGCAATAATAGACTGGTCTGATGAATCAACAACATAAATGGAAGCAAAAATAATAAAACCTTTTGCGAAACAATTAGAAGCACATAAAATAGTCCTACAAGAGGAAAAGAAAATTATCCTCTATGGTGGGGCTATATATTTGCCCCTATCTTAACAGGTAGGGGCGCAAGTGATACGTGGTGGAAAAACATTTTGGCTATTTTTTGAGCTTTTTACACTTTGTGCTAAATACAAAGGTTCTAGGTGGTTGTATATAAGGGAGTCAATGCCAACATTAGAGAAAATATCTATGGTCACCTTTAGAAAGGTTCATGATTTGGGGCTTTGGTGTTATGTAAAAAAAATGAAATCGTTTGGTAGCCATTACGAGGTTGAATACGTTAATGGTTCAGTTTTAATAATAATGCCAGAGTCGTTTGAAAAAGACCCTAATCACATGAGGTTTCATGGACTAGAAATTAATGGGGCTGGATTAGATGAAATGCCAGAGTTACAAGAATCTACTTTCGATAAAATTATTGAAAGGTCAGGCTCACATATAACAGGCGAAAAAATACCAATAAAAATACTAGCAACTGCAAATCCTAACGGTACATGGGTAAGAACAAGAATATACGACAAATGGCGTGAAGGAAAACTACCAGATAGCTATGCTTATATTACTGCTAAAATAACAGACAATCCACATGTACCACAAGATTATATAGACTCATTAAAGGAGAATTTACCTTCAATGTTGTATGATAAGTTTGTCGATGGGGATTGGGACGTAACCGATAATGACAAGCCGTGGGCGTATGCTTTTAAGTTACAAAAACATGTATCTGAGGAAGCCGAATATAATCCATCATTGCCTATATACCTATTGTTTGACTTCAACGTAGAACCAGCAACATGTGGACTAAACCAGTTTACAAGAGATGCAAGATGGCAATTTGATGAAGTACACGTAAACACAGGAAGTATTTATGATGTGATAAGCGAGATAAAATACAAGTACGGTGAAAATGTAATTTATAAAGTTTCAGGTGATGCAAGCGGATGGGCAAGAGAAAAGGCTACATTTAACCTAACCAACATGTACGAAATAATTCAAAAAGAATTAAGGCTTACAGATTATCAAATTGACACACCTAGAGTTAATCCTAGCAACAAATGGGGGCGAACATTGACTAACTTTATACTAGAAAAAAAGAACTTCTTAATCCATCCTAGATGCAAATACACTATATTGGATTTGCAGAATTGCAGGGTACTAGATGATGGTAACATAGACAAGAAAAACAGCACAATGAGCCATCATTTAGACCATGTTAAGTATTTCTTTACAACTTATTTTGCAGAAGAATTGAATCAGGACTATGTTTAATTATTATATTTGTTTATGAGTTACTACGGAAATGATTCTTATTTGGCTTGTGGATGCTATGTAGCTAATCCATTGCCTTGGTGTTGTGAGTCTATTAAGATACCACAACTAAACACTGGAGCTACTTATAAGGCTGTTGTAACTGACCATTTTAATATACAATACGAGCAGGATTCACTAACTATTGTTGATGGTTATGCGACAATTGACGTAACTGAATTACCATCGGGGTTTTTAAATCCTTATTCGGGTAGTTATAAATTACAAGTATTTAACGAAATAGATGTAGTTACTCCTGTAAACTTTGTTTTTGGTGCAAATAGCTACGATTGCATTCAATTGACGTTCAAAGAAATCATCCCAGTGCCAGCTACGGCAGAAATTCAGTAGTTTATGATTGTTTATAATAAACTAGGAGTAGCTGGTAGGCTTGGAAATATGCTCTTCGAGATAGCCTCAACTTTAGGCATAGCGGATAAATGTGGACAAAAAGCAGTGTTCAATAAATGGGATTACGCCCAATACTTCAACTTTGAACAACTACAAACAATCGGATCGGTCAATTACTGGACGTTTAGAGAAGGTGATGAGAATTATTTTAGACCTGAAACATTTGAACTGAAAGAAAACTGGCAATTAGAAGGGTATTTCCAGAGTGAAAAGTATTTTGAACATATTCGTGAAAAAGTACAAGAAATTTTTGTCTTCGATGCTAGCAAAGTTGCTCAAAAAATCTTGAAAAAGTACCAATTAGCTTTGCGTTTAGACCCTGTTTCGTTACACGTTCGAGCGGGCGATTTTAAACATAATGGTTGGTATGTAGGGGATAATTACTTTTTGTCAATGGCTACCAAATTCAAGGAAAGATTAGTAGTCGTCTTTTCTGATGACATACCATATTGCAAGAACATGTTTCGTGACTTCAAAAACATCATGTATGCAGACGAAAACGAGGTTGATTCGCTTTGTTTAATGTCGATGTGCAAGACTCATGTAATAAGCAATAGCACGTTTAGTTGGTGGGGAGCGTGGTTAAGTAAGTCAAACGAGGTTTACTATCCTGATTGGCAAAAAGGCAATTACCCAAATAAAGACTTCTATCCTGAACGATGGATAAATACCACAATAAAATAAATATTGCACTAAATGTAATTTGTACACACAATGTACATACATTTGTCCTATGCCAAAGAAGTTAAAAGATTTCAGACTTAACAAGCGTTTCAGAAGCGATGACGTTGCTAAATGGCAATTGCAAGCTGACAAAGAAACAGGTAGTAATCTTACGCTTTGGATTGAATTGACATTGAACAAAACCATAAAGGAAAATGACAACTAGAGAGCGAATAGAACTACTTGCAGAACGCACCGAGAACTGGTGGAGACCGCTTTATTACCATGTAGTGCCAAAGATTATAAACGACAACGGTTATAAGACTGGAATCGAGATTGGTGTTGCTTTTGGTGGTCATGCGGAAGCTATATTTCAGAATACGAGTATAGAAATACTTGTTTGTGTTGATCCGTGGGAATTTACTGGTGCAGAATTTGAGGGACTAAAAAATAAATATGATTATGATGAATGGGCATTTTACGTTCGCCAAAGGTTATTAGATTTGAGCATTAATTGTCTTGTCGAAAGAACTACTAGTGATGAATTTGCAAAATACGCACATAATAATTTTTTTGACTTTGTTTTCATTGATGGAGACCACTCATACGAACAAGTAAAGAAAGACATTCAAAACTACCTGCCTAAAATAAAATCAGGAGGCATGTTGATAGGTCACGATTACGGACACGCTGATTACATGGGAGTAAAACAGGCGGTTGACGAATTTATTCAGGGATCAGGAAAAGAATTAGTATTGCACGATGGTTATGTTTGGAGCGTAAGAGTATGATACAAGAAATTCCTAAACAATTCCAACCACAACAAAAGTCATCATATCCAAGCTATTGTACGGATATGATGATAGAGCAATACATTAACACCAATTACAAAGGCGAACACGAGCGTATTTACTTGCCAATCTATTGGACTAATTACTACGTGAACAACAATTACGGAAACGGAGACATAAAGCCTTTGTATTACTTTTTGGATAGCCTAGACAAAACAAAAAAATACTGGACGGTTGTTCAATATGATGATGGTATTTTAGAAAAGCCTTTAGACTTAGATTTGCTGATATTCAGTTCAGGTAGTTCTCAAGGAATACCAATTCCGTTATTACCTAGTCATTATTTACCATATGATGAAACAGAAGGAAAACTATACGATGTTTCGTTTATTGGCAATAAAACAACGCATCCAATACGTCAAAAAATGGTAGATGTTTTAAGACCCTGGGTGTTTGATAACTTTGTTTCTCAACATTATTACCAGCGTTTATGCGAATCTTGGTTTAGCCTTTGTCCTCGTGGTTACGGTATAACATCTTTCAGGCTTTACGAGGCTTTGTCGTGTCGTTCAGTCCCAATCTACATTTCAGATGAACACATTTTGCCATTTATAGAGTTAATTGATTGGGGAAAAATTGCAATTATTATCCATTCAGACGATATTTCGATACTAAGACAAATAATGGCTGAATTTGAGACTGATTGGGAGTATTTCGATTCAATTAAGCATATGTTTACGATGGAAGGAACTTTAAAATACATTGAGTCATGTTTAGTTTAGCGATTACAACTTATGAGCGAGTGGTTGAGGTGGTTCGACTAATTACTTCTGTTTACCATTGTCCTGAAATAAAGGAAATAATAGTAGTAGACGATTATTCGCCTGATTACGAACGGTTAAAGGCTTACACTCATTTTAAAAAGATTAAGCTTTACAGAAATGAAACCAATTTAGGATGTTTTAAAAACAAACTTGAAGCTATTTCAAAATGTACGCAAGATTACGTTTTATTGATTGACTCCGACAACGTGATTGATGCAAATTATGTCAAAAAGTGCATTGAAAACGTGGATGGTAAAAGTATAATCGCACCTTCAAAAGCTTTGCCACATTTTGACTATACTTCTATGATTGGCACACTTGATAAATCTGTTTTACCAACTATAAAAGACAATTCAATACTTGATTGTGCGCTAAATACTTGCAATTATTGTTTGCCTAGAATTGAGTTTATAGAGTTTGCCAAAACACTTGATAAGTCGTATGATTGGAAGGGAGTTGATAGCTTATACATGGCAGTAGAATGGCTTAAATCAGGTCGTGAAATTAAAATAATTGAAGGTATGGAATATGTACATGAAATTCGCCCTCACGATTCAGTTTATTTAAAAACAAGTAACCCAGAAGAAATCAAAAATAAAATACTAAGTTAAATATGAGTGAGGAGGAAATAGAAGAACTTGAAATGCTTAACGAAAAGTATATTGCAGGTTCAAATGACTTACAACAAGTTAAAATTGCAATAAGAATTAAACAATTAATGGACAAAAACGAAAACAGTAAAAAGTTATGATGATGGATTTTAAAGAGCTTATTCAAAAACATAAGCTAAAGATTAATGGAGTGATCCAAGTTGGTTGCCACTACTTTGAGGAGTGGTCTTTGTGGCGTGAACTTAAAATAGGGCATAAAGTATTCTTCGAAGCTGATGAAAAGAACTTTCAAGAAGGGTTAAGACGGAATGGAGTACCCGACAATGTATGGATTGAAAACCTAGCATGTGGCAATGAAAACAAAATGATTGAAATGAATTACGAAGAACGTAACGAGGGTCAATCGAATACTTTACTAGAACCAGCACTTTGTTTAGAGCAATATCCTGATATTGTTTACAAGGGTAAAAAGTTGGTTAAAATGATCCGTTTAGATGATTACCATAATGACATTACACCAATGAACTTCTTAGCAATGGACGTTGAGGGGTATGAGTTAGAAGTATTGAAAGGTGCAACTAAGCATTTACAACACATTGATTATATTCTTACAGAGGTATCATGTGAGGAGCGTTATAAAGGTCAGCCAATGGTTGAAGATTTAGATAACTTTCTTTCACCGTTTGGCTTTGAACGTGTCGAAACTAATTGGGGTGGGATTAATTGGGGCGATGCTTTGTATATTAAGACAAAGCCAGTTGAATTGCCTGAAATGTTTAGAACTAAAATGTCTGATTTTAAAAAAGACTTCTTTGATGCACAAAAAGCAAAAGAAGAGCCAAAAAAGAAAGGAAGACCATTTAAAAAAAAAGTCTAAAGATTTACTACATTAATCGAGATGAACGTACCGATAGGAGAGTTGATATTGAAAGCCAATTTGGAGAAACAGCAGAAAGATTCAAAGCGTATGAGCCAACAGATAGTATTGGAGAAATTGAAGACAGGTCAAACCTTGACGAACGTGCAAAAGCATGTTACAGAAGTCACTTTGAATTGTTAAAACTGATTTCCAAAAGAAAAGACCAGATTGTTTTAGTCCTTGAAGATGATGCTAAAGTAATAAACGGATTTAGTGATAAATTAGACAACGTACTTTCAGAATTGCCGATTAACTTTGATTTGTGTTATCTTGGTGCAAGTCACGATAACCAACAATGGAAGGTAAAAGTAAAAAATTGTGATTATATTAGCCACGCAGACCATCAGTGGTGCTTACATGGTTATATCGTTAATAAAGATTGCGTTCAAAAGATAATTGATAGAGTCAAAATAATGGACAACTCAATAGATGGTATATTTGTGCAGTTGCAGGAGGCGTTAAACACTTACGCAAGTAATGAGTATATAATAAATCAAAGTGGTTCAAAAAGCGATTTAAGATGAAAAAATACATTTTAACATTATTAGTATTATTACCTTTAATAGGTAATTGCCAATTTAAAATAGGAATTGAATCAGGTATTCTTATATCAGGTTCAAAAAATCAGAAAGAAATAATTCCATCATCAGCATGGAGTTCATTCTTTAATGTTGGATATAAGATAAAGCAATTTAGTATTTTATCTGGTATTGGTTATTTATCTTATCAATGTGAAAATAAAATAACAATATATAAGACAGATATTTTTGCCAATAAACTTTATTCAGTTCAACATGCTGGTTATTATACCTCAAATTATTTATCAGTACCATTGTGTGTAGAGTATGATATATTAAAAAATAAACTAATTACTCCTTTATTAGGGATAGGAATATTAAATAATATCAAAGTTGGTAATAGATTTGAAAGTAATGATAATAGGTATGTTGAAAATATATCAATAAAATCAGTAGATTCATTTATAAGTACATTTACAATGATTGGTTTAAAAGCTAGGATAGGTAATAAATTTGCAGCATTAATAAAATCAAAGTACCAATACAATGCAGTTAGTATATTTCACTCAAAAAATGAATCTTTACAATTAAACGGAATAAGTTTTAATATTGGTTTTAATTACATTTTTTAATTGTTGTTTGATATGGTTTAGATTCAATTGAAACACTATAATCTTTGGTTATAGTGTTTTTGTTTTTATTGTTATATTTGTGATAATCAATAGCTATGAAAATACTAGACAGGATTAAATCATTTTTAGAGCCTAAGTACAAGCGTGAAGCTAATACAGTTGTTGAATTTGCCTTTTCTATTGGCGGAATTGATTACTTTCAATGTGGTGCTGGGGAGTTTACTAACATGCCTTTCAATCGTGCAGAAAAAGCAATGGTTTTCTATGAGGAGTTAAAAGCCAATATTGATTATAACTATTTGTTATGGATAACCAATGAAATTGAAGCATTATTGGACAAAGGAAAGCTTACTAAAGTAGCTAGTTTAGTTTCATTAGTTAAGGAGCGTTTAAGTCTTGCACCTGAACCTGATTTAGTGCTTAAACTTGCTTCTGTAATGTATTTTGATAAGAACGAAAGTATTTACGATTATGATTTTGCATACAACAAGAAAAAGATAGCAAATTGGAAAACTAATAAGTTAGACGCTTTTTTTTTGAAAATGCCTATCGAAAAATTACTACCTCACATAGATTTCTCGAAAATAGATTCTATCCAGATGAAAGAAGCTATGCTAGCAACAAGCGCAACGACAGTAAGGCTTATGGACAATCTATTGGAGGGGGAATACAGTCAAAACTTGACAGAAGATTTAAAGAACAGTTACTTGTTAGCAAGGCAATCGGCATTGGACTACCTGAACTTAGAAGGCTTGGACTATATGAATATAATCTCTGCATTGAGACAGCAAGAACTAAAAGCTAATTAAATGGCAGTTCAGGACATACGCATAAAATACTTAGTTGACAATATCGAACTTATCGAGACAGATAAGATATTGGGTGGTATTTCTAAAGAGGAGGAGGAGGTAGCAAAGAACGCTACTAAAATGTCCACTGCGATAAAAAAAGGAAGTACTGAAAGTAAGAATTCAGTCAATGATTTAAACGGCTCAATTAAGGCGATAGGAGTAACGATTCTTGCAGCTTTTACAGTTGATAAGATTATTGCATTTGGTTTAGAGGTAGTGCGTGTACGTGGTGAATTTCAAAAGTTAGAAGCGGTATTGACTAATACACTTGGAAGCCAAAGTAAGGCACAAGCAGCATTAGGACAAATTAAAGATTTTGCAGCTAAGACTAATTTTGGAGTTTTAGAATTGACAACTTCATTTGTTAAGTTAGCTAATCAAGGATTTGTGCCAACTACCAATGAATTGCGTAAACTTGCAGATGTTGCTAATTCTACTGGTAAATCATTTGACCAATTAACAGAAGCTATTATTGATGCTCAAACTGGAGAATTTGAGCGATTAAAAGAATTTGGAATTAGAGCATCAAAACAAGGAGACCAAGTGACATTTGCTTTTAAGGGAGTACAAACACAAACACAATTTACATCAAGTGCAATACGTGAATATATACTTTCACTTGGAGATTTGAATGGTGTTGCAGGAGCGACAGAAGCAATAAGTAAAACATTAGGTGGTCAAACTTCTAATTTAGGAGTCGCTTATGATAGCCTTTTAAATACTATTGGAATAAGACTAGAACCAGCTTTGGCTGGATTGATTGGACAATTATCTGAAACATTAGCATTAACAGACCAATTCTTAGAAACAGCATCTCAAGCTGGTCAAAAACAAAAAACACAAAGAGAAAGTCAATTAAAGGCAGAATTAGAAGACAGAATTAAAAACCAAATAGATTTTGATATTATACTAAAAAAGAGTTTTAATTCTGAATTAGAAGCTAGGAAATCAGCTACAAAATTTATTCTCGATGACTTAAAAGATAGACAAGAAAGAGAAATAGACATTGTAAGAGGTAAATCTATATCTGAAACATTAGCCATAAGGGAAAATACAAAAGAAAGAATTGCAATAGCAGAGCAATATTATAAAGAATTAATTGAAAAAGAATTAGCACTAGACAAAGAAAAAGCTGATAAGCTAAGTGAGCAACAAGAAAAAGAAGCAAAAAAGAAATTTGAAAGGGACGTAAAAGACGAAACTAAAAGGTTAAAAGCTTTAACAAAATTAGAAGCTGATTGGGGTAAGTCATCAGTAAAACAAAAAGTAGAATTGACAGAACTTGACAAACAAATAGCAGAAGAAGCTATGGAGTCAAGAAAAGTAAATACAGACGAAACTATAAACCTTATTCAAAAGGAGTATGAATATAGTCTTGCTGTAAGCAATGCAAAGCGTGATTTATATTATCAAGAACAGCAAACATTAGGAAACCTAGCAGCATTTATTAGGGCATCTTTTGGAGAATCTAAAGAGTTAATGTTTGCAGCTTTTTTATTGGAAAAAATACAAGCCGTTTCTTCTGTAATTTTGAATAGTGCAAAAGCTCAAACAGCAGCAATAGCAGCTTCAACTGAAATATCAACTTTAAATCCAGTTTTAGGAGCTGCATATTTAGCCAAACAAACAGCATTAATTAATGTAAATAAAGTTTTGCAATTAGGTACTATTGGTGCTTTAACAATTGGACAAGCATCTCAAACATTTGCTAAAGGTGGTTATACTGGAGATGAAAGAGGATACATAGACCATACTGGCGAAATGGTAGCAGGAATAGTCCATAAAAAAGAGTTTGTATTTGACAGAAACAAAACATCAAGATTTAGACCATTATTCGAAGCTATACATAGAGGTGAGTTAACAGAAAACGACATTGTAATAAAAAACAATAATACAAATAGCTTTGACTATACACAAATGGCATCAGCTTATAAGCAAGCTTTAAAAGGTCAGACTAAAGCTGATATTCATTTAGATGAGCGTGGATTTACTAAGTACATGGTAAGCGAATCAAAACGTCAAGAGGTACGAAACAAACGATACAGCACTAAGTAATGGAGTTCAAGTTCTACCTAGATGATGTTGAAATTGAAGAGCCTATTGGATGGGATTCTTCTGAATTGTCTATTAAACGAGACATGGACAAGTATCATGGCTTGTTTTTCTCTTATACTACTGACTTAGAATTTATTGGAGATGCTTATTTTATTTTAAAATCTCTATTTGATAATTACGGATTTGACGCTACTTGTATTGTAAGAATTACAATGTCTTGCAATAACGGAGATTATGAAGAGGTGTTTAGTGGAAAGCTAAATTTTGCATCTTACAAAAGAGGTATTTCAGACAAGTGTTCTATTTCAATGGAAATAGCAGAAAGCACTGATGAAATAAATATAGTAAATAGACAAGATATTGACGTTGATTTTAGTACAACTGAAAGTTTAGATGGTGTTTCGATACCAGCAGTTACATTGTTTGATTTATTAATGCATAATTATACGTTATTCTTTCAGGGTGAATGGTTAACAGATGATTCTACTACAAGTACGCATTCAGAGAGTTTAATATATGGTTCATCTGGATTTTGGCAATTAAGAAATCCTTTATGTATAACATTTGACGAAATTGGTGGTATGACAAACTGTTCTGATGCGGGGGATTACCAATCCTCTCCAGATCCAGTAGCATTAGCAGCAGCTTCAACAATATTCACAGCACCAAGAACAAGCACTTATACTTTCACTTATTATATAAGTGGAGTATTTAGCGATGTTGCTCCAGTTAATAGAACTGGAACGAGGTTTCTAGGATTCTCAAAATATGATGGTGTAAATCCAGTAAGTACATTGTATGCTCTAGAATCTCCAACTGGATATTCAGCAGGAAGTTCAACATACACTCAAGGATATGATTATACAGGCTCATTTAATGCTGCGCTAAACGCTGGTGATACAGTTCAATTTAGGTGTAGCGTTGCAAATAGAAGCGTTACTACTGGAGGAGCAAGTGACCCATATACGCATACTTTAAGTTTACAACTAAATCCTAGTAACTATATAACAGTAGGTGAACAAAGTACAGTAGCAGCAACAAATGCAAAATCTACAAAAATATATGATGCATTTTGGAAGTCAATATCTTATTATACTGGGAATACAGATGCTTTTTATTCACTATACTTAGGTTATCCAACAGCTCCAGATAGAACTTATGTTGGGAATGGTTGTGCGAGTTATACAGCCTTGACAAATGGATATTTAATTAGAGGTTTTTTAAGTACAGATAAACCTATTATTGCTAATTTATCTGATTTATTTGATTCAGTTGATGCAATATTTAATCTAGGAATGGGTTTTGAGCTTATGCCTGATGGTGTAAAAAGGTGTAGAATAGAAGAGAAATCGTACTTCTATAATAATCTAATGCTATTAGCCTATTTTGATGATGTAAAAGAATATCAAGAGTCGATAGAAGAAAATTTATGTTATAATACAATTGAACTAGGTTTTGATGATTTTAAAGTTGAGCAAGGAACTGATAAACTAAATACTAATGATGAATTTTTAACAAGATACCAATGGGCAACGGTTGCAAACTCGATTAAAAACAAATTTACACGAGTTTGTAAATATATTAGTTCGTTATATCCGATAGAAACAACAAGAAGAAACAGATACGTAAGTAACGGTTCAAAGGAAAGTAAATTTGATGAGGACAACTTTTTACTAGCAATGAATAGAAATGGTGCTGATTCTTGCGAAAAAGACGAGAACTTTGACACTGTAACAGGTTTAAATTCTGCATCAGAAGCTTATAATTTACGTTTTAATCTGTTTTCTACTTTAATACGTTGGTCAAATATTATTCAATCTAGTGTTTCGAGATTATATGAAAAGACTATAAAATACCAATCAGGTTCTATTAATACAAGTGTTACTTTACAATACAATGACACATGTAATGGAGCTTACAATGATGCTTTATTTAGCGTAAGACAGAACATTGAATTAGCTGATGTAAATAATGAAGATAATTTACCATTATATGAGCCAATAGTTTACGAGTTTGATTATCCTATGTCTTGGAAGCAATACAATGATTTTAAGCGTTATCCGCAAGGAATGGTAGTTTTTGGACGTTCACCAAGAACATTAATAGCAGCTTTTATTTACGATATAACTTATAAGCCAGTTTTAGGAATGGCAACTTATAAATTATTGCGTTCTTATAACCAAGATTTAGTAAATTTGTTTATTATACCACCCGATTTAACTTTATTAGAAATGGGAGCAATAATTATGTATAAGGGCTTGATGTCTAATTTTGATACATCAGGTCTTGGGTTAGGAGTTTGGAGCGATTGGGCAATATGTAACGGTAACAACGGAACTGAGGATTTAGGCGGTTATTCATTAAAGGGGTATAATGTAAATGATGCTAATTACTCTACACCATATTCTGAACATGGAGCTGATGATGTTACATTAACAGCAGCCCAATCAGGAAGAGTTGGTGGCACGTTTGGTGTTTCTGTTCAGTTAAACACAAGCGGTTATACAGGAGCAGGAACTGGAGTTGCAAATGCTGATAATACTGGAGGTTTAACTTCTGTTGGCGAAACGGTTATTCCAACAATTAATGCAAGCCAATCACACGAAAACAGACCTAGAGGAAAAGCAGTTGTATTTATCGAAAAAATAAGATAATGTCAAACTATAATCACCCATATTGCACAATTGATTCTTTGCGAATATCAAAGGCAAACGGTATTCGTTTTATTTATATTACAGACGAAGAAGGTTCTTTTTTCGATGGAGAAAATATCCCTGATAATACTCCGTATAATGAAATGACTAATTGTGGTTTTGTTGTTCCTGCATTTCAGCAACAAATACCTTGCGGTGGTATTGCTAGGTTTCAGTTTCAATGGTGTGATGACCAGAATCCTTTAGTACATGTATTTAAAAATGGAGTTTTCGATTATGAATTAACACCTACTTTAGTATTAGATGGAACTTATCAGATATACGAGCAAGAGTTAAATTTTGATGAATCTTTTTGCGATTCATGCGTTGAGATAAGAATATGTACAGGTGTTCAGGAGTGGTTTACTGCTTATGGTACTGATGAAGAATTTTATAATGTTGGCAATCTTGATACTTTTTCATCATTTGCATTTTCATCTGGATTTAGGTCAAAAAAAGTATTTGTAACTGATTATGACAAAGCTGTTGTATTGGCTCAGAATAATTCAACAGCAAGGTCTGAAGTTTATACATATATTAATGGGGTATCAACTAATTATGTAGGAGGTGAGATAATATTTGTTGGAAATTTTCTTTATGCTCTAGATACTGACAATTGGGTTGTTGCTAATAATGGTACTTCTGGATATATATATACATGTATAGCGGGAAGTTTATCACTTGAAGCAATGGGTATTTCGCCTTATGTTCGAGGTGTAGTTATGAGTAGTAATGGGACTATATATGTTGTAACTCAATCCCCTTATGGAACTACTTATATTTATAAAAGGGTATCGAGTGGTAACTGGGTTCAGGAATATGTTTTTTCAGCAGAGGTTTTATACATCAACAGCGATAGCCAAATTAAAATTGATATATTTGAGGATGTGCTTTATGTGCCGTATCATTTCATGGGCGAAATGCAGGTTTTAAAATATCCTTTGGCAACAGGTCAACCAGTAAGCTTAGATATAGCATCAGGAACAACAGAAGAGTCAATAAGCGTATTTAATGCTACAAATATAGCCGTTTGTACCAACAGAGATTTATATTTATACGATGGTGAATCTTTTGTGCAAGACACTGGCATTAGTTTACTTAGAGCTTCTCTTCCTGACTCAACCAATATAAACTCAGTTGAATTTGAAAGTGAAGATGTGATTAGAGTAATATCTGGTGAGCGAATGTACACAAAAATTAACGGAACTTGGAGAACAGGTTCTGGAGGTAGTTATACAGTTCCAAATAATTTTTTAACAGTTTCTGGTTTAGAAAATATCAATTACAGCTACCATGCAAAAAGTGAGCCTATAATCATTGCTGATGATGAATGCCTAAAGAAATTTGAGTATTGGAATGATGATGATTACGATTACCAAACTTTTTGTCAAGGTTTTAGAAATATTACTTATGTTCAGGCTCAAATAACTGGATTTAAGCCAATGGAAGAAAGTGAGGTATATGTTACATCAAATAATCGAAAAAGAGTTATATCTTCTAATTTGGCAAAGTTAAATAACTTAGATATAAACTATATTCCAGAATATTTACACGAGATACTTTGGAGAGCATTTGGGATGACTAACCTAGAAATGGAGGATAAAAGCTACACTAAAAACGGTGATTATAATATAGAAGAAAATCCAACAAAATATGCTTTGTACAAAGCAAACATAGAACTATACGAAAATTTGTATAAATTTGCTAATAGTAATTGTGACGAGTCCTGCTAACTAACTAAAATAATATAACAATGTCAACATACTCATGTGAAACGATTCCAAGCTACAATAATATAGCTTGCAATCAGAGCGAAATGGCTCGTGTACGTTCAATCGTATTGGTAAAAAATGATGTCACAATTGTAGACCCATCTAGTGAAGCAGAATGGACTGCTAATGCAGTTTCTGGTGATGCAATAATTATTCGTGAGATTAGAGGTAATTATGATGGTGGTCAAACAGTCGAAGGTGCTGGTTTTGGTTCTCAAGTTGTTCGTGTATTGAACATGAACCACACTATGACAGTAACAGACCCAAGAGCGATAGACAATATCGGATTCTGGAATGTAATGAAAAGACAATCTCAAAACTATACAGTTTGGCTTTTGACTGAAAACTATGTTTGGAATACACATGGAATACCAAGTATTGCGCCAACTATGCCAATTCCAGAGGATATTACTCAAGAGGTGAATATTGTAACTGCTATTAAATGGCAGTACGAAGATTTGCCTACTCCATACGCAAAACCTAATACGTATTTAGACGTAGCACCGTAAATGGAAAAAGGTGTAATAATTTTAGCATTAGGACATGCGAACTATGGTCGCATGGCTCTTAACCTTGCTGTATCGCTTAAAAGCGTAAACGGTATGGATGGAGTTCATGTTACCTTGTTACATTCTAAAGGTCTAGAAACTTTGTATAACCACAATGAAAGACAATTCTTTGATGGTTTTATTGAAGTTCCTGAAAGTTATTACACCTACAAAGGGGATAAGGAGTATCAAATGGCTAAATGCTATATGTATGATTTATCTCCTTACCAAAAAACTATTTACCTTGATGCTGATTCGCTATGGCTACCTGAAAGAAAGATTGATTCTTTGTTTGACGAATGCTATAATCAACCAGTTTCATTCCAGTGTATTGACAAGTGGGATATTCAAGGCGAATGGGGTTGCCTTTGGACTGCAGGCAAAGAAAAGAACGATGGATTAAAGCAAATTCGTGAATTGTACAATATCACTGATAATCGTACAATCTACGAAATGCAATCTTCATTTATGTACTTTGAAAAGTCAAGGGTTGCAAAAGCGTTTTATGATACTGCAAAAGAATGTTATATAAAACGCCCTTTCTGGTTTTACACGTGGAACGGTGGTATCCCTGATGAATTGGTTTTTAACATTTCTACCGCAATAAACGAAATTAAACTACCTAAATTCCCATATACACCTTTATGGTTTATTGATTACGAAAGTAGATTTAAAAATGACAGTTCTAGGTCAATTAGCTTGAGGAATAGAGGTAGCATATTTAGTAAATACTATGCTTTTTCTATGGCTGGGAACACTAATCCAGCAAGAGCGGTTGAGATATATGACGACTTAGTAAAGGGCTACTATTCAAAGTTCCCTGCTAAAATTCGTTTCCCTTGGTTGTGGAAACAGAAACGACAATATCTTACTACAAGACTTGCAGCATGATTGAGATAGACAAAGAGTTCATCAAAGAGTATCTAATTGATGGTACTAAAAGTGACGAATATAAAAAGCGTGTTGCTGAATGCGAGAAAATAAAGGTTCATTCAACTGATGAACCTAGTGAGTTGATGTTGCGTAAATATCAACCTTCCGAACCTGATTGGGCAATTGAATACAAAAAAGAAAACTGGAGGGGAATTACTAAAACTCACTTTGAAAAGATTGAGAATGTAATTGCAAAGATTTTTAGGGCTTCTGATTTTGTAGTAAAGTTTGAGAATAGTGAGTCAACTGGCGTGGCTGATGGTCAATCATTGGAAGACTATACTACGAAGTATTTCCCAAAGACAAAAACATTGCTGTATTACGTTCAAAAGATATGGCTTAGACAGTACTTAGTTGAGCCTAATGGAGTTACTTTGATTAAACCAATAAATTATAAGACAAAGAAAACAAATGAGTACTGGAGACCTTATTTGTATCAAATTTGTTGCGAAAAAGTCATTTATCTTTCAGAGGAATATCTTATAGTAAAAGATGATGATAATGAATGGTTGATAGTTGACACGTTTGAGTTTATCAAGTTAAAAAAAGTAAAAGATACATATATCACAGAACCTATCTTTGAGCATAAATTAGGGTATGTGCCTGCTATCTACAACGGTGGTAATATATGCCTAGATGACGATAATGAGTTTTATTACGAAAGTGTTATTTCAGGTGTTTGTCCTTGGTGGTCACAGGCATTAGTTGAAGAGGCTGATAAAAACGTTGCAATAAAACAACACATGCACCCTGAAAAAGCGGTGTATGGTGAGGATAAATGTAAAACATGTGCTGGAACTGGTAGGGTATCAAGAACAGTTGGGTTTGATAAAAAGATTGAACATGTAAATTGTAATACTTGTCAAGGTTCAGGTATAATGACTCCTACAACATCCGCTTTTGGTTTGCATGTTGTAAGACCACCAAGAGGTGGCGAATTACCAATGCCAGATTGGGGGCCAGCAAAATACATTCAAAAAGACATAACACCTCTTGAATTCCTTGACAAGGATATTGACAAACTTATCATTCAAGGATATGCAGCCGTTTGTATGGAGCAATTGGCGCAAAATACAAGTGATAAGACAGAAAGTGGAATTAAAAAGGCTTATGATTGGGAACAAACAAACTTATTCCTTTACAATATTGCAGTTGACATTTGTCAATATAAATTGCCTTGGATTTACAAAGTCATATCAGACTATCGTTACGGAGTTGTAGGTCAAGGAATGATCGAGCAATCTATTGAGGAAATGCAACCACAAATTAATACTCCTCAAAGGTTTGATATAATTGGGGTTAATGATTTGAAAAGCCAAATTGCTGAATTAAAAACGGCTGGTTGTTCTGTTGATATAATTAGCGAACTTGAAAAGCAATTGATTGGTAAAGAGTTTAGTGGAGATAGAGATACAATTAAATACTTAATGGCAGTAATTGAACTTGACCCTTTGCGTAACACTACAATTGAAGATAAGGCATTAGCACAAGCAAGCGGTTTCACTAATATTGATGATTTAGTAGTTTCGGTTAATATTCAGGCATTGGTTCAACAAGCAATTCAAGACAAAGGCTTTTATGATTTAGATTTTACTAAACAAAAAGCTAAGATTTACGAATTGTCAAAGAATATAAAAAGTAGCGATATAAATACGATACCTATTAATAATTTATCAATTAATGGGGGGGGGGCTACATAATCCTAATGACATTGAGGCAGAGGCTAAGGCAAAACTAAAAGGTACTGTCGGAGGTGTTCAAGGTGTTCTTTCAATTCAAGATTCAGTATCAAAAGGAATAACAGATTACAGTGCAGCCGTTACTTTATTGTTTGAAATTTACGGATTTAACGAAGCTACTGCAAAAGCAATACTTGGAACACCTAAAAAAATAGCCACTATACCAAATGGCATTACCAGCTAAATTAGATGACATTTTACAAAAGCTATCGGAAAATTCTGATAGCTTAGTAGTTGGTATTAAAAAGGATGTTGAAAGTTTAGAAACAAAACTTTTTGCCTCAATATCTGAATTTATTGCAGGATTAGAAAAAGATAAGGCTGGCAATATAAAGCCAAACAAGCCTAATATTAAAAAACTTTCCACGCTAAATTCGTTTATTAATAATGCGATTGTAGACGATGCGTATTTAAAAAAGGTAAACGAATACATCAAGTCTTTAGAAGAATCACAAGTATTAATTGCTGAATACTTTAAAGATTTGGACGTTGGATATAAAGATGACATGGCATTTAATAAAGTTGTGAATGATGCTTTGTTAAATCCAATTAGAAACACGCTTACACAAGAAGGATTAAGCCAAAACGTAAATACTCAAATACAAAAGTCAATTACCAATTCTATTGTTGGAGGTTATAAAACTACACAAGCATTAAGCGAGTTATCACTTTTAGTTATAGGTAACAAAGAAAAACAAGGATTACTTTCAAGGCATATTGACCAAGTTGCGACTGATGCAACTAATCAGTATGTAGCTACTTATTATGAGGTTATAGGCTCTGATTTAGGTTTAGAGTTTTATTTGTATGAAGGTTCAAAAAAAGATACTACAAGGGAGTTTTGCCAACAACGATATGGTAAATACTTCCATAAAAAAGAAGTACAAGCTTGGGGCAATCTAAGTAATTGGGCTGGTAGAATACCAACTACCAATTCTGCAAACATTTTTATTTATCGTGGGGGCTATAATTGTCGGCATCAACCTATTCCAGTTTCTACTATCATAGTTCCAAAAGATGTTATTGAAAGGAACATTAAGAACGGAAATTATAAGCCAAAAAAATAGTTTTAGTATAACATTTGATTATAGTAAATAATTTTGCTTAATTTAGCACTAAATTAAAACACGTGCATAATGTCTACATTAGCAGAAACAATCAAAAAACTAGCTGCGAAAGCAGGAATTGACACAGCAAACGAGGAATTTAAAATTGCAATTGATGTGATTAGTCAAATCAAAGAAGATTTTATACCTGAAAACACAGATTTGCTAGGAGCGTACATTCTAAAATCCGATGCAAAAGTAGACCCAGAAATCAAGTCACATTATTACGGACAATTTGCTAATCAATTTGATTCAGCAGTATTGAAAAGTTATGAAGCGATTGGATTAAGTAAGGATGCTTTAGAGGACTTAAAGAAAAACGAACCAAATTCATTCAAGAGACTTGACCAGTTGACAATCAAAGCACAAGAACATATTGCTAAGCTTGCCGACCCTTCAACTCTCAAAGGTGAAAAAGCAGACCTTCAAAAGAAACTTGACGAACTTGATGGTCAAATCAAATCAATGTTAGACGTACATGAAACTGAAAAAAGGCAGTTAAATGAGCGAAACGAACAAAGAGAAATTGATTTCTACCTAAAGGACGTTTCAAGAGATTTCAAATTGATTGACATTCCTTATAGGGACACAATCGTAGGGCAAAGTATCAAAAAGGCTCTTGAGGAGCATGAGGTTAAGCCGATATTAAAAGATGGTAAAGTTACTCTTGTCAATGCAAAAGACCCTTTGTTAAATGCAAAAGATGGTTTGACTTTTAAATCTATCATTGAAAAAGGATTTGCAAATGATAAACTTCTTGATTTAGGTACACCGCCAACACCAGAAGGTGATGAACTAAGAAAAAGAGGGCAATATCAAGAGCCTAGCCAACAAGAAACTGTATTCCAGAGAAATCTGAGAATGGCAAAAGCTTCTGCAACGAGTATTGAAGCTTAAACTAACATTTAAAATCTAACTAACATGGCACTAGGTTATTGTCCATCACTATTAATTGGGATTGAGGAAGTCGCTAAGAATAACGACCCACAATTTAAACTAGACCCTATCGGGTTTACGGAAGCTTTACAGCAACCAGAAAATGCATCAGCATCTGTAAAAGGATATGACGTTGGTAATGGTCACCAAGTTGACGTAAGAGTAAAATACTTACAGCGTTCTACTGAATCAGACGTCAAAACAACTGCTGATTGTAATTTCGGAACACATAAACCATACAAAGAGACAACCGTTTCTATTTCTGATTATGTGGAAATTGACATTGCTCTTGCAGAGGAAGAAGTTCGTTTGTATTGTTCACAAGCTTCTGATTTGAAGAAATTTGGAATGACCACATTGATGTATGACCACGTTTTACGTGTAATGTCATCATTGAACGGTGTTCGTTCTAAAATGAATCGTAACTTGGTTTCAACAATGGCAAATAACTTTGATCCGCATCCTGGTTCTAGTTCATCTGCTAAAGACGTTACTATGCTTGGTAAAACAGCAACAGGAGCGACAGCATTACAAGCTCCTATTTGGGATGGTTGGAATGACATTATGCAAGACTACGAGACTGCTGGTTTATCAGGTAAGCCGTTAGTTATTGGTTTCGGTAACTTTAACCGTTGGAATCGTACATTAGGGTATGCTTGCTGCAATGATGCTGGTGTTGATGCTTCAAGACTTCCATCTGAGTATTCGTATTTTAGAGACTTGGTTGCACCTAGTGAATGGGGAGCTAACAATATTGCAGTACTTGCCCCGGGCGTTGTTCAATTGATTACTTACAATAAGTATCGTGGAACATTTGTTACAGAAGGTAACAAGTTTGCACTAGAACGCTTTACAATTCCTGACCCAACAGTACCTAACTTGCTTTGGGATGCGAAATTAGAGTTTGACTCTTGTACTGAGGTTTATAACTTGAAATTGTCGTTGACTCATGGATTGTTTGTATTGCCAAATGATTCTTATGCAGCAAACGACAGATTGTATTATGGTGGTTCTATTACTGGAGCTTTCAGATACAATGTATTGCAAGGTTCTTAGTCTTATTCTAATCTAACTAACAAAGAGCCTGTCTATTCCTAGGCAGGCTCTTTGTTTTTAACATTAAATAAAATGGATTGTTTTATAGATTATATCGGACTTAGGAATTGTAGTGCAACAGAACCTGAATCTGGCATTTATATTAATGACATGGCTGGTATGTCAATCAAACGATTAGACAATATTGGCAATGAAGAAAAGAAAACATTTATAGGTGTTTGGAATGCTATTCAAAGGCGATGCGCTTTTGAAATGGAATCACGAATACTAACCAAGTTTACCAACTATTACAAAATAGCCAAATCATTACAATCGAGTATATTTGGTTGGTTCGATTATGATTCTACTTTTTTAACATTAGAATCGAAGTACAAAGGCACAATGTTTACAGCTTATTTGCCTTCCTACGCAAAGGCACAAATTAATACAATTGAGGTTTATTCGGCACAAGTTTATACAGATGCAAAATTCTATGTTTATGACTTGAATAGCGCAATACAACAAAAAGAAATTACGGTTGATTTAGTCGAAGGGTACAATAAGATAGATATAAATTATTCAGCATTAGTAAAAGCTAATTATTATTTTAGGCTGTTCTTGTGTTATGATGCTAGTTTGTATTCATTAAAGCAATCTAAGCCTAACTACCAATTGAATGGACATGATGAATATATGTGGTCACAAGATGGAAATCTTGAAGGTACATTTAACTACTCAAATTTTGTGGCTAATACAGGAAGTGGATTAAGTACTAATTTTAGCATTGAATGTTCTTTGGATGCTTTTATCTGTGAACGTAAACAGTTATTTAAGTTTGCATGGTCACGTTTGTTAATGGCTGAAATATTTAACGAAACGATTAATTCAGACCGTACTAACTACTTTACTACTATAAATATAGACGTTGCTCAAGGAGGTTATGATAAGGCTATGTCAGACTTTAATCAGTCGATTGGTGACGTTTTAGAAAATATGGACATTCCACACGATGAAATATGTTTTGAGTGCAATACACAAACTAAAGCCGTTTATGGTAGACCATGATTTATTGTGGAATTATATCGGCTTTGTTTTCGCTATTCTTAGTTAAATGCTTTGAGCCAAACATGATATTTAGAAGGTACTATCTTTTGTTAAATTATGTTTGGATTAGGAACTGGAGAAAAAAAGATAGATGGAAACGATTTATATTGAAACCTTTTGGACTTTGCGTTTATTGCTTTGGGGCTTGGTTAACTATATTCGTATCTTTGTTTATATTTAAGTTCACTTTAGTAGATTCTATTTTATCTATTGGAGTAAGCAATATTATACTAATGTCATGGGAAAAGTTATTAAGTTAGAGGTTAAGAAAATAAAAGACTCCTGCAAAAAAGGTAGTCGTGGTTGTGAGATTGACAAGGATTTGCCTTACATGAAAGCTGCATGATTGTAAGTAATGCAAATATCGTTTTTGCCAAATTGAGAGCAAACTTAGCTTACTTAGAAAAACTAGGTACTGTATCTGATTCTGTAACACGAACGCTTTTATTAAGTATATTAGCATTAATAAAGAAAAGGGTATTTGAGGAAGGAAAAAACACTTCAATGCGTGGAATGGGTGGTTATTCTAAGCAATATCAAGATAAGATTAGAGGTGCAAACGGTTGGAGTAATTCAAATGTGACTTTAGAATTGACAGGTCAATTAAGAAGGGAGTATATTTTAGATTCTGATGGTAAAAATTGGGTAATTGGCTTTCTTACAAGTACTGGTGAAAAAGCATATTCTTATAAATATAAGTTTGATGGTGGTAGAAAAACGAAGAACAACCCATCAGGAACTAAAGGAACAAAAAGAATTACCACCACGACAGAAGCAAGCGGTCAAGTGGCTAGGGATTTAGAAAAAAGATACGGTACTGTTTTTGAAATGTCAACACCTGAAATAGTCAAATCAAACGAGATATTCATTTTTGAATCAAATAGAAGGTTAAATGGATAGAATAGACGAAGTAGTAAAAGTATTAAATGCGAATCTGTTATATGTAGGAAATATAACGGATTATAATGCTTTTGGGATAGCTGAAAAAGTAAATCGTGGTGAACAAGTTTTATTATACGAAAAAACAGCTTTAGGGGTGCAAAACGGAATATCTATTAACGATTCAAAAAGAGTAACAATATTTCACACTTTAAAAAATATACAAAGTAAATCTGATAATGAACGTGGTTCAGGTGGTAGTCCTAAAATGGTTGAAACATACGATTTAAGCCTATTTACTTATTATTCTAACATAACTAATACAATAACAAGTAAAGAGTTATTAGAGATTGCCAAACTAGCATTTCCAGTAACTTTAAGCAAAAGTAATAAGGAAGCTTTACAGATTTCTAAGATAACTTTTGAGGTAACAGATTCAAGTTTTGATAAACATGATATATTTGAAAACGTATTTACAAAACAAAAGAATAATTTATCAGACAATTCGATTTTAGTACAAATAGACTATCAAGTGACTATGGAATTTAACAGAAATTGCATACCATATTTGCCATGTGACTTGTCAGAATATGATATAGAAATTCAAAATAGCATTAGAAATTGTGCTGATATAAAAGATTGTATTGGTATAATTGAAAGCGGAAGTTCTGTTAAATATCTAAATCAGCAAGGAGATTTTGTTACGGTTGATTCGATAGATGACATCGCAGGATTAATCGAAGCTGGAAGCAATATTACAATAATTGGAAGCGGTACGATTGCCGACCCTTACGTTATTAGTTCAAGTGCTGGTGGTGGTACTTGGGGAAGTATTACTGGAACTTTGTCAAATCAGACTGACCTACAAACGGCACTAGATGGTAAGGTAGATGAAAATTCAGCAATAGTAGGAGCAACAAAAACAAAGATTACTTACGATACAAAAGGGCTTGTAACGGCTGGTGATGACGCAACAACGGCAGATATTAATGATTCTACTGACAGGCGTTATGTGACCGATGACGAATTAACAATAGTTGAAAACATAGGAAGCACTGGTATTCTTACTGGTGGTGTTATAAGTATAGGAACTGGTGGGGCAGGAGTGGCTACTACTTTTTCTATTACAGCAGGTACAGGGCAAATAATTAATAATACAGTAGACCCATCAACAATTACACCTGTAACATGGACAGTAAAAACAGATGTTGCAGTAACTAATATACTTACTCAACTTGTAACATTTATTGCAATAGATTCAGGTGGTAATGTTATTCAATCTACAACAGATTTTACACCAGCACAAATGCGCCAATACATTGTTATTGGTGTAGTTGTTCATTCTAATTTAATAACTATCAATGCAGTAAATCAAGGACAAATAGTAGCTTATAATCAAGGGAATCAGCTAACTGATTTAATGTATTCTATTGGTTTGTTCAATGTTACTGGAAATGTATTTTCTCCTAATGGAGCAAATTTAAAGATAAATAAATCAGCTGGTTCTATATTCAGAAGGGGTGCTAATTATTCCACATTAAGTGATAATCCTCATTTAGTTACAACTGCATCTTTAACACAAGGTGCTTTTCGTATGCAAAACCAAACAGGCGCAGGTGGTGCAAGTGTTACAGATATAGACGTTGCTAATTATGATGTAGGAGGTGTTACTACTGTGATAAGTCCATCTACTCGTTTTTCTGTTTTAAGAATTTATTTATTCCAAAGTAATTTAATTGCAGTACAAAGAGGTCAAGCAATATATAATTCTTTAGCAGAAGCAAAAGCATCTATACAAACAGAAAACTATGTTACTAATAGTGTCCTACTTGCAAATGGATTATTGCGAGGTTTTTTAGTAGTTCAAGCAAATGCAACAGATTTAAGTATTGGTACTAAAGCATTCTTTATTGAAGCTGGAAAATTTGGAGGTAGTTCAGGAGTAGGTGGTTTATCTGTATCAACGATGCAGAATACCTACGACAATTCATCTGACCCCGAAATATTAACAGATTCTACAAGAGGTGCTGTAACATTTAAGAGAGGAAGTGCATCAGATACAGATGATGTATTTGAAATTCTAAATAATGCAGGAACGCAAAAATTTGCTGTTACTGGAAATGGTAAAGTATTCACTGCTTCCGAAACTGCGAGTAGAATAGCATCGATTAATGCAGGACAAGAATTAGAAAGTTTAGATACTACAACTTATCCAGATTTAGTAGAATTGAGTAGAGTAAAAGGAGTTACAAGCGCAATTCAAACACAACTAGACAGTAAACAAGCTACATTATCAATCGCTTCTGATGCAGAAATGCAAACAGGAACTGATAATGTAAAATATACGACAGCTTTAAGAATTGCAAGTTGGTGGACTTGGATAAAAACTCAAGTAGCTACTATTTCAGCTATTTGGACTTTTTCAGCAGGTATTGCAATGTCTGGAGGTCGTTTCTTACTTACTAATACAAGCACAGCTTCTGGAGATGGATTTTATCGTTCTGCTGCTAACTTGGTAAAATGGTGTATAAATTCAGTTGATGTATTCGAGTTTGGAACTACACTAAGAAGCAAAGTAGCGCATTATTTTGATGCTACAATGTTTACCAATCTTACACCTACTGCAATTTCTATTCCAGTAATAAATACTGATGGTTCTATTTCAGCAAATTACGGAGTAGAAACAGCGTATATGAATATTTCTGCACAAGGTTTAGCAGCAATAGCATCTACAACAACAGAAACAGAATTAACAGCAGCTACTTCTTTAGGGGATAATACATTTCTCGCAGTAAATAATTTTACTAATAGAATGACTGCATTTGGTCGTTCTGGTGTAATTGGAATGGTAGCAACTAATACTTACACATTTGCTGTAAGATTTGGTCCAGCAGCGACAGCTTTTGCTAGTAGAACAGTGGTAGCAACAACTGGAGCAATAAGTGCAGCAGCATTAACAGCGCAAGGTTGGAAGTTAGATGGTATATTTTCTATTAAGACACATAGTGCTAGTGCTGTGGTTAATTGTGCTTTTGAGTTGAAAGTAAATGGACAAGCTATTGTAGTAGTAAGTACGGTAACAAGTGCAAGTATCGACACGACAGTAGATAATGTACTTACAGTTACAATAGATTACGGTACTTCAAGTGCGAGTAATACATGTACATTACATCAGGAATACATTTATAAATTATCATAATATGTTTGTAAATGGAAACAATAAAATAATTATAAAAGGCGCAAATCTTGGGGATGCGAAAGATTATTTTACACAAACTATTTGTGCTAAATACGGTCTTGGGAAAAACAATGTTCAATATACAGATGGTGCTACTGTAACAACAGCGTTAATTAATCTAGTTACAGGAACAGCACCTCCTTTTGGTATAACTTCAACACCATCAGTTAAAATAGCATCAAGTAAATTCAGTTTTAATATTACTACCAATACACAAAACTTGACCGTAGGTTCTGGTACTGCAATGAGTGGTTACACGCAAGCTGTTGGTGCTTGTCGTGTGTATATTACCACGCCTGAACCTAGTAATACAGGTGGAATAATTCACTTTAAAAATCAAGCTAGTAATGGATGGAATTTTTTACTTGCTTACAATAGTGCAAATGGACTGTATTTTAAAACTAATAATAAAAATGATAGTAATGATGATGTTGATTTGAATATTCCACAACCTTTCCCAATCTTAAATAGATGGGCTAATCTTATAGCTTATCAGGATTTCGTTAACAATGTAAAAAAAGTATACATTGATGGGGTATTGGTATTAAATGAAACGACTGCATTTGATGGGACAGCAATAAATAATTCCTCTGCTGGGAGAGCTATATTAGGTGGTAGTTCTTCTCCAATAATGGAATGTTCATTTTCAGGTTGGGGAGGTAATAAGGTATTAACTGCGACAGATTTTCTCAGAATTAACAATATGTTATCGGATTATGCTTAGTTCAGGATTAGACATATTAGACCCTATTAACGCTGGAGGTGGTGGTACTGCAATGTTTATGCTTTCCGCAAAGTATTTTCAAGGGAAAAATAATGCTACTCCTGCGGATGGAACTGCGGTTGGGAGTGCGGGTAATGTACCAACTGACCTATACGGAGTAAATACATTTTCGCAAGCAACGGCAGCAAATAGACCATTATTTAAAACAACAGAAGGATTTAAAACCATTCAATGCGTTGATAACACAGACAACATAGCTACTATTAATACCCTTTCAAATAGTGCAACTTCAATACTGTATGGTTTTTTTGGAAAAATAAATTCTCATAATTCAGGAACTGCATCAAATAACCAATTATTATTTATTCAAAATACGCTTGGTACTGGATTTAGATTTGCGGTTTCAGTAAATGAAACTAATATTTATTTTGCAACAAACAATAATGATGTTAATAGTAGTGGTCAAAACAATTTAAACATCACAGAGCAAACAGATTTAAAGAATACCTACATGACATTATTATGTTATCAAAATTTTATTGATAATACAAAATGGATATATGTAAACAATAGATTGATAGGAAGCACTACGACAAGTTTTGGAGCGGGTATTCCAGCAGCAAATAGTATTTCATCAACCGCATTAGGACAAAATACTTTATCACCTCCTAACCATTGTAAGGTAGCATTTATGGTCAAAAACTTTGCTAGCAATCCAACCACAGAAGATATAAGAAGAATAAATAATTATTTAATTCATAATTAATCATGGAAATTATACAAGCAATATCAGATAGTAAGTTTGGACTAAAAAGAGAGGTACACCTTATAAGATTAGTTTCAGAAGTATCGTGCTATAAGTTGCAAATGGAGGTAAAATACTGGTCGATGGTAGACGAAGAAAAACAATATTTACCACAATCAATTCCTGCGAAAGAGTTTGTCACTACCAATACAAGGCGAATGCTACCTAGTGTGGATGGTGCGATTTCTTTGTTTAGCGATACAGAAGAAGGATGGGCGCAAGCAATACCAGAAACTACTTTCTACGATTACCTACTTGCATCTGGTGGAGTGACATTACCAGTGTTGCTTGCTGGTGCAATATTAAACTTAGATTCATCAAAATGGAATTGGTTTGCTGAATGAAACATCTCATTTTATTCATATTAGCTGTTTTATTATTCATTCTGATTGCACCGATTGGAATAGCTTATACTGCTTTCTACTATATTTGGCATGAAAAAGAACGCAATAGACCTTACTTGTACCGTTGTGCATTTGTTATAGATATTTGCGCTAATGTGATGTTTGGTGAGTTATTTGAGACTATTTTTGCAAAGAAAAGAAAGTTCACTTTGTTTGGCGAGTATATCACTATTTCAGCAAGTATAGGACAGCTTATACATGTGAATAATATAAAAAACATTGGAATAAAATTTAGTAAATTGCTCGACAAAATATTTAACGAACAAAATCATTGTATTAACGCTTATATAAATAGAAAATGACAGAGGGCGAAACAATGTGGGATTTACTAATCACTTCTATACCGATACTGTATTTATAAAAAAGAAAGGCTTACTAAGAGCGTACCTGTTTGGTCTTGCTTCGGGTATTGCGCTCCGTTCGGCACTTCCTAGATAACTAACGAGGTTTCTGAAAGTTATTCCATCTTGGATAAAGATTCTTATAACATTCAATAATAGTCGAATCACGTTGTACTATT